GTCAGACCCTTTGAGATAAGTCAAAGCCCGCTTGATGCCTTCGCCCGCAAAAGGTGCAGCCGTTCCAAGAACGCCGCCCGCAATGCCGCCAAAGATGCCGCCTTGCTGCGCATTTCCTAGCCTGTCGCCTTCCTTGCCTGCCCCGTAGAAAGCGCCTTCCAACGCCCCGACGACAGCCCCGCCAAGGCCCGACTGAATTGCCCTTGTGCCTAGCGTCTTGCCCGCCTGTGCAATCAGCGATGGCCCTGCAGCAACAGCAAGAGGCACCGCGCCCGCGACTGTCCCGCCAAGCCCAAGGGCCGCGCTTTCAATCGGGTTTTCCCGGTCCATTGCACCAGATGCCGCCCGCACACCTTGCCGGGCATCCTCGCCAAACATAGCGCCTGCAGCTTCATCAACATACGACCCGACAAAAGGAACGCCCTCGGCAGCTTTGATTGCCCTCGACGCAATCGGTGCCTGATCAATCGTCTGCTGATCAAACCCGCTTCTCGAAACATCTGCAGGCGTTGCCCCTTGCATGATTTTCTCAATCTGCGCGGGGTCCGTTGTGGCATATGCCGGGCTGGTAAAGCCTAGATTGCCGTCCTGCCCCCGGTAAATAATACCGCCGTCGTCCGTCGTCGCAACAACATCGCGCGGGGGCGCTGCTGCCGCCCCCACGATGGGTGCATCCTGCCAAGACGGTTTTGCCTGCTGCCCGACGATGGGCGCATCCTGCCAGCCTGCCATTATGGTTTCCTCCGTTGCGTGCCATCGGGGGCAATAAACACCGAACCTGACGGCAGCGCATCATATCCAGATTGGTCTGATATTGACGGCATCTCAGGCGGGGTTGCGCTTTGCTGCTCTGCCCAGCCAACCGGGCGCTGTGCCGCAACCGAAAGAATATCTTTCAACTCAACCAGCGCCTGGCGGTAATCTTGTGGCGACTGCGCACTATCCAAGCGGCCAATGGCATCCGTTGCCTTCTCGCCTTCTATCTCGGTGATTTGCCCCGCGCCCTTTAGGCTTTCAAAGGCTTGCAGGAACGCCTGCCCGTTGAGTTGCTTGACCCTTGTGCCGAAACGGCGCTGGTCTGTGCCGGGTATGTTCTGCGTCCAGGCAAGCATTCCCGTTGCCGTGTCCAATGCTGGGTCATTCAGAATGCCTTCAATCGTGCCAAGCATCGCTGCAGGGCTGGACGGGTTAGAGGCATCTGTAGGGTCGCTGTTGCCGCCGCCAATGGACACAAGGGGCTTGCCCGTCGTTGGGTCGTAAACGATTGTTCCTTTGCCTTTTTTGGCCTGCTCATAGTCAAGGCGCGACAACGGCTGACGGCCTGCCGCTTGTTCCTCTGATAAATATCTGCCGTATTCATCCGCAGGCTTTGGTGCCGCGTTGAACTCGCGCACATCCGCAAGTGCATCAAAAACTGTCTTATACTTGCGCAAGATTGCAGGTGCTTGATCCAAGGACGCAATCGGTTGTTCTCCCGCCGCCTGCAAGACGCTGTTAAACCCTGCAAGGTCGCCACTTTCAAAAAACGGAATTGCCTGCATCAGACCCGCCTCAACCTGCGCTGCCGCCTGTTGCCGCTCAACCTCACTCATGGCCGCTGTGCTTTCTTTCAGACGTAGCCGGAGCGCCTGCTCTGCACGGCTGTCAGATGCCGCATTGCGCCCGCGCTGATACGTCCGGTCCTCGCGCTGCGCAGCCCGGTCCTGCAATTGCATTCCCGTTTGCGGATCAAGGCCCATGATTTGTTGCTGGACCGCAGGGTCATTGATGTCTTGCGTGGCAAAGATGTTGCGCAGCTTGAATTGATCATTCGCCTGCCGCATTTGCAGACCAGCCTGCACACCGCCCGTCATGCCCGCGAAGAAGTTCTGGCCTACTTTGATTGGCGTCTGTTCCATTACGATGCCCCCCCGAATGGGTTAAATGCGGGCTTGATGCCAAGGCCGGGGTTTTTCCCAAGGTAGCCGCTGTTTGCCATGCCGTAGATGTTCGACATGTTGTTGATGCCGCCTGCAAAGGCATTGCCCACGCCGATTGCGCCCTGCGCCTGCGCATTCCCGCGATTAAATGCGTTTGCGCTCACGCCGCTGGCATAGTTGTTGCCCGCGCTGATTTGCGCCTGCGTGGCGTTCTGGCCCGTTCCAGCAAGGCCGCGCATTGCGTTCATTTGGTCCTGATATACGCCATAAGAGCGGTTAAATTGGTCTGTCTCGCGGCCCACAAAATTGCCGTATTCCTGCGACCCGATGCCCTGCCCAAACCGCATGGCGTCCTTGGCTGCAGCGCCTGAGAAACGCATACCCCGCGCCGATGCCATCCGCTCCATGGCCTTGTTACCTTCGTCCAGGCGGAACTGATAGCCGGGCGATGCCTCAAAAGCCTGCTGGGAAAAGTCAAGGTTCGCGTCGGGCTTGTTCAGCGGCGTATAGTCGAAAGCGTTCTGCGGCTGGCTGTCGATATAGCCCTGCGCGTCCGCGCGCGTGTCAAACGACTGCCCGTTGACCGAAAATTGCATAGGGCTTTCGTTCGCAACCTGGCGCGTACCTGTCTGCTCACCCTCACCGCGTCCGCCCTGCGCATAGATCGCTTCTGTGCTGTAGGTCGGCCCGCTGCCCGTCTGTGTGATCTGCATCGGCCCGTTGCCGCCCGTGCTGGGGCGTGGCCCTAGACCGCTCTCGAACGCCAAGGCCGCAAGGGCGTTGTTGCCGATGTTGCGTTGCGGTTCTGTCAGCGCGACTTGCTGGTCAAAAATATAGCGCTGCGTTTCGTCGGCTTTATCCGCCGCCGCCGCTTGTGACTTTGCAGCCTTGCTTGCGGAAACGCCCTGAATAACGGAGCCGCCAAGTGATGCGCCTGCCAGCCCTAGCATTGGATTAGGCATTATTGAACTCCTGCCAAATTTCGCTAGGGCTTTCGCCGTAGCTTCTATAGATTTCTGGGCCGACCTTAACCGCCCACTCATCGCCGCCGCATATCCACGCGATGACATGCAAAACGTCATAGTAACCCGCCCGCAACATGTAGCTTTTGCACACGTCTGAGGCTGTCCCACGGTCAAGCACGTTGGAGGCTGACCACTTGAGATAAAGGCCCAGCAGCGCTGGCCTTAAAATGTGCGCATTTTGCGCGAAAAAGGGCTGATATTCCTTGCCAAAGGCCAGCCAAGACAACAGAGCGTTGTGGTTTTCACACTTGCCACTGTCCTCCAGGTCGTCCCATTCCTGAATTGCAGTCCATAACTGCGCTGCGAACGTGCAGGCGTCAGCGTTGCCATTGAACCAAACTGCAAAATGATCGTTCATGGTTGCTGCGGTCACGCCGTTTTATACCCGTCAATCTTGACGTTGATCGTTGCCGCCGTTGATGCCGTTGCATCAAGCGTATCTGCCGCGTCCAGGACCGTGCCCAGATAGGCGTGAAGCGTCACCGTTTCATGCGGCCCCAAGGTCACGCCCTTGGCGATTTGTGTGCTGCCGAAAAACAGGTCAAGCGTTTCGACCGTCGCCGCTGTATTGTACGCCTCTGCATAGGTGATTGTCGTCACCGTGGCGGCGGGGCTTGTGACCAGCGTCGTGGACGTGGCCCCCGGCTGTCCGGTGTAAAGATTGCTCTGCGTGCCCATTATGTTTTCACCATCCAGTTAACGCCAAAAACAGGCGGAATAATGCTAAACGGCTGCTGATCGCCGTTGTCTTGCGTTGATATGTTTGATCGCGCCCGCTCGACCTTGATTTCAGCCCGGCCCTTCATGACGTCGCCGCTGACTTCTGCGGGGTCAATCTCAAGGTCTGTTGTCGCGGAATTGACAGAAATGCCCGTCGTCGCGGAATTGGTTGCGCCAGACGCAGGCGTGTTATGATCGCCGCCATCGGCTGATTGATTTACCGCTGTTGATTTTGCTATGCCTGCGTGGGTGTGGCCTGGGTCGTTGATTGTGTGCGTGTGGGCGCTCTCAGTTACTTCGTGCGTGTGGCTCTGCGCCTGGAAGCCGTGGCCATGGCCCTTATCCGTCGCGCCGTGCGTGTGGCCCTTATCTGCAACGGCATGGTTGTGCGTGGGCAGTTCCGTTGTGGTCAGCGTGACCGTTGCCGCGCCCGCCGTGCCGTTAAGCGAAACCAAAGCCCCCGCGCCCATAGCGATGCGGTCGGAATAATCCGGCAGGGTGATGTATCCACCCGTCGCGCCGAATATCTCGGCCAAGTCGGGATAAAGTCGTTCCTCGACAAGCTGCCCGTTTAGAAACAGCCACCCGTCAGGCTCGACTGATGCCGCTGTCATGCGGATTGTTCCGGCCCCGTCGCGCATGTCCTGCACTCTGATGCGGAAACTGTCTAACCAGCGCAGAAATTCGCGGGTGATAAAGACCTTGCCGCCCTTAACGTCCCCAATGTGCGTGTCCCCACGCGGGGCAACGCTGGGAATGTTACGACTAAGCCAGGTCATACTGCACCCCGTGCAAGTCGCTACCCACCGCGTCGGTGATGCTTACCCGCACCTGAAACCGCTGGAACGCGCCAAGGCCGTGCCACTCTGCAGGCTTGCTGTAATCACCCAAGGCACCAAAGCTGCGCCACATTTCAGGCGACCATGTGCGCCCGTCTCTGGATGTTTCAAGCATTACCTGCGGGTCCGTATCGCCCGCCGTGCCGCCGCTGATTTGCATGTGAATGCGCTTCACCCGGACGTGTTCGGCATTATATGCCGGAACGGATACCGCCCTGCGCAATATTGTTTCGCCGTCGTCGGTGTATGTGTTTTCGTCCAGCGTGACGATCTTGCCCGTATCGGTGCCGTAGTATTGCTGAGACCCAACACGGCACCCGCACACAACATACCAAGGCTGACCTTCAACGCCCGTGGTGCGCTCATGCCAAAGGCCCGTTGTCATGTCGTAGCAGAGCGTATTTCCGCTGGTCATGCGGATGGCGTAAAACTTATGTCCGCGTTCCTCGAAGGCAATCGCGCTGTGGATTTCACCCGCCCGCAAGTCTTCCTCAACATCGCGGGTGCTGATGACCTGGGGCGCAACGCCTGTGGCGCGATATGCCACCAGATCGTCGCCGACAAAGAAGACCGCGTTGTCCTCTTTGGCGATGGTTGTCGCCTTGTGCAGACCTCGCTCAATCTTTGCCCCGCTGTTGCGGGCGAATGGAAAATCTGCATCGCCGCTGTTGTACCAGACTTCTAGGCTCTTGCTGCCAAACATCCAGACTTCACCGTGGTCTGAAATGGTGGCAAGCAGCCCGTCCGCATCGCTTTCAGCGGCAGCAAAGTCCAACCCCGCGAATGTCGTCGCGTCGTCCAGGCCCGAAACCGTGATTAAGTCCTTTCGGCCCTGGCCCTCGCCCACGACAACAATATACCCGTCCAATGCCGTCAGCCAAACGGGTGCTGTTACCGCGCCTGTTGCGTGGCTTGTGAGCGTTGCGCCATCGCTGACATAGTAGGTATTCCCGACGATCAGCGCAATTTGCGTGGCGTTCTGCGCAACGGATACATGCTCACTTTTGCCGACTGCGCCGATCACCGCGACCGTTGATCCGACCACTTTGACCAGATTGCCGTTTGCAACCGCGTAAAGGACGCCGCCAAAGCCGAAAACAGCCCGCACAGAGCCGATTACATCAGCCTGGGCCACTGTGCCCCCCCGCGCCATAAGAGACGCAGCAGAAACGCCCTCCGTGGCTCTGGCAAACCAGTTTATGCAGCGCTCTCCGCTGTATCCACGGTTTGACGCTGTTTTGGTGGCAAATGGAATTAGGGGCATCAGTAGAACGCCGCCCGCTGGCCCGCTTCGGCCTCGGCAGTCGTGACCGTGCCGTCGCTGTCGGTATCGCGGCGGTCTGTCCGGTCGTCCGGCAACAGCGCGGCCCTGATCCGCGTCAATGCCCGTGAACGCGATGGCGCGGGAAACCCATAGGTAGACGCAATCTCAGACGCCACCATATCCGCAAACGCCAGAAAGATGTCATCCGGCACCGTCTCAATGGTCCAAGCGATTGTTAGCCCGTGCTGGTCTGACAGTTCGTCAAGGACGCCCTGCATCGCTGTCACTGCATACGCCTTGTCCTCGGCGGTCGGGTCGTCCGACAAGGAACAGACGCCGATCACGCGCAAGGCTCTGGTTGAAACGTCCAGGCTGGTTTTAGTCACTGGCTTTGACCTTCTTCGGGCCGCGCTTCACTTGCTCAAAGTAATCAAGCGCAGCAATCTTTTCCGCCAATGGTTCATTGTCCGAAAGGTCCACCGCCTTGCCCTTTTCAAAGCAAACGCCGCGCAGCGTGATTTCGTACAGATCGCCCGTGTATTTGAATTTCATCTTAGTGCCTCCTAAGCATAGGAAAGGGGCCAGTTTCCCGGCCCCTCAAGATATTTAGGAGTCTGCGACGGATGCAAAGAAACCCGTAACGACGCCATGGTCTTTCAGGTCTGCGGTGTCGGTCGTACCGGAGCCGAACACCATCTTTTCAATGCCGCCCATTTCCATAATCGCGCAGCCCTTCTTGCGGCCATAGTCAAACGTCTCCTCGGCTGACTTCCAGCGCGATGCCACGCCATAGCCAAGCGCCTGGGCACCACAGAAGTAAACCGGGGCCACGTCAATGGCCGCAGCGCCAACGCCGGAGATTACCGCAATGTCATGGATTTCCTTGAAAATCATGCCATCCCATTCGATGTCGCCGCCCTTGAACAGCTTCTCGTTCTGCATACGCAGCGAAACGTCACGCTGGGCCGCAGTAATGGTTGTGTCTGCCTTCAGATCGCGGAACACCAGTGACGGCACGTATACCGTGAAATACTCACGGCCAGACGTTGCCGACATGACGGGCCGGATTTTCGGGCTTGCAGACTGTGCAATGCGCTTCATCAGGCTGGCCGCAGATGCGGTCAACTTGTCGTTGGTGCCGTCGATATTCAGCAGGGAAGCTGAATGATCGTTTGAGGCGTTGTTTGACTTCGCCGCGCCAAACAGTACCCGATCGGCGTTATCAACCAGCCAAGCGTCCTTTTGCGCCTCAGACGCGGTGCCGTAGGCGATGCCGTTGATGTCGCCAAGCGCTGCAATCACGCGGTCACGGGTGTTTTCCATCGCCCATGTCTTGAGCGACATTTTCGCGGCTTTCCGCAAATCAATGGAACTGATTTGGTTTTCCCACGATGTTGAACGCACACCGTGCGCCCGCTCGTTCACGGTCAGCTTGAAAGAACGGCTGTCGAGGTCTTCCTCGTTGCCTTCCAGGGTGCCGCCGTCTGTCTGGCCTGCGCCCGTCAGGCGGTTAACCAGTGCGAAGGTCAGGCTGTCGCCCTTCTTCTTTTTCAGGTCTTCTTTAACCTGAATAATGGAGTTTTCACTTGTCCCCATTTCGCCCGCAAAGCGGTTCTGCTGTACGTGCTCGACAAAAAACTTGTCGTCCCACTGCTGGACCGTTAGGCCCGTCGCTGCTGTTGTCTCGGTCATTTTATGACGCCTCTATGATAAAGGGCGGCTATTCCCCAAGAATGCTTGTTAGGTCCGTTGGGCCTGTAAAGCTGGTTCTGGGTCCGCCGCCTGTTCCGGTTACGTTTGCCATCGACGGCGCGAATTTGCCCGCCGTGTCTCTGGCTTGTTTCGCCACCATTTCCGCCTCAACCTTGGCGCGGATTTCCGCTTCCAGTTTTTGCTTATACGCCGCCGGGTCGCTGCCGATCTCCGTCGCAACGCGCTGCTGATTAAAGAAGTCCATGCCCGCATGAAACGGGCTTGGAGCGCTTAAAAACTGCTGCGATTGCTCGGGGTGTTCGTTGAAGTATTCAAACATGGCATCAACCTGATCTTTGCCGTACTCGCGTTCCGCCATAAACCGGGACATTTCCAGCTTTTGATTGACGGACGCCTGCTCAACAACGCCGCGCATGTGCTTCTGATAACCCTCAGGGTCTTCGAATACGTCTGGCGCGGGTGTTGGTGCGACCTTTGGCGTCGCAAGGCTTTTGAGCGCCTGCAATTCCTGTCGCACTTCCAGCAATGCCGCCAGCGGGACTGTCTGTTCCGGCTTTGGCTCTGGCTTGACTTCGGCTTCTTCTGGTTGCGGTGTTTCTGGCTCTGCGTCCTGCTCTGGTTCCGGTGCCTCTACGGCGTCCGGTGTTTCCTGCTCAGGCTCAACGCCATCGACGATCTGCTCAAGGTCAGACATGGTAGTTTTCTCCAATATCGTTTGGGATTTACGAAACGCCCGTAACGTCGGCGGCACGGTTTCGCCCTTTGCAGTCGGCGGCACTGATACGCCCGTTAAGCCCGGCGGCGGCTAAATTAGGCTAGGCCCGCAAGCGGATAAACGCTCTGGGCCTCGGCCTGCAATTTCTGGGTTTTGGCCTGCGTCTCCATGACGCCCGCCTCTTTGGCGGCAAGATCAAGCTGCTGCTCTGGCGATGGTGCGGGCGGTGCCGCCATCAACTCCAACAACTTTTCCTTCTTCTTGCTTGGCAATGTGGGGTCTGCTTCGATCAGCACCGCAGCGGGGATTGTCGGGCCGTATTTCAACAGCGCCTCGAATACCTCGCCCTGCAGTGTCACCTGGTCCGGCACTTCCTCAAGGATGACATCAACGTCAAGCTGCTGCCT